TAGATGCCAAGGTCCACAAATGTCATTTAGCCCATTCGTTACAACTTCGTTTAATCAAAAGCGACCACAGGACTACACTTATATGACACCAGTGTACGATCCAAGTGTTGATGAAGATGGTAATTTAATAAACCCAGGTGACATTTTGTATTATCAAGAAAACTATAGCGGTAACAAAGATTCTCTAGGATTAAATGTAGGAGCAGCGTTGACTTTTACTTTTCCACTAGATAACAGATTTCAAGATGCTTGCTTGAAAAGTGCTACGACCCAAGAAAAAATACAAGCACAAATACTATCTAAAGAACGCCTCAACTATGAACTAGCCCGATTGAAAAATTGCGGACAGCTTAAAATTCAAGGCATTGAATATGCAAAATCAAGTATCTACCACAAACTATGTGAAGATGTAATAATTAAACCAGTTAAAAATCAAGTATTACCGCACACTCATAAATTACAGTAGACAAGTCACGGGTATTAAACTTATCTACGGATAACTATTCTACCTTATCTTTCTTCTTTGTCAGTTTCTTTATCACGTTTTTAACTATTGGTTTTACTAAATTAAGAATGATCGGAGCAGAACAGCCGACCAGAGCAAGACTAAAAACCCCAGTAAACTGCTTAAAACTTGGAATGTATTGGGAAATGAACGGTACGTCCTCATACAAAGTGATACATTCAATCCCATTTTGCCCTCTTTCATAGCCAATAACACGTTCCAACTTTTTATCGTTACGAAAATCACCGATTTTTTGCTCTTTGTTACTAGGACAAGGTGGGATTTCTAAATTTTCATCTTTTTTCTTTTGTGGTATTTGAGGCTGTTGTTGCGGAGGTTGTTCTTGCTGTTGTTTTTGTTGCTCTGCTGGTGCAGTATATGTAAAATTTGCAGGGTTATATTCAAGTGGTTCAAAACTTGGAATATTAAACGTACCACAGGCTTGATATGTGCCTAGCTCATCTTCGTTTATCAGTCCTGTAAGATTATTTCTATGAGCATCAACACAAGCTGGGATATCAACAACTGGTTTAGTGATTAAATCTAATATTGGTGGCTGCACTTCCCATGTCCTTATTTTTGGAATGTAAACCTCCCTTATTTCAATTTTTGGTATTTTCGTCATCTATATTTCCAATAGAAATAGACCAGCCATCTTCTCCAAACTTTCCAACTTCTCTTATTTTAGGTTTTTCTTTCTTTTCAAGACTGTCATGGTACTTTTTTATCTCACTGTCCAGTTCAAGTTGTAGTTTTTTTACTCTTAGCCAAGACACAAGTTTATCAATATAATATTTTATTAATTTTTTAAAAAATCCAAATATCATTAATCGTAAGCATCTCTCGGTAAGTACACTTCTACAAAAGAATTACATTTAGGACAGGAAAGATTAGTTACCATACTGTACTCTCCAGCCCTTAATGGATAATCTTCACCATCTAAACTATGATCTCCACCCCAGATCAGTTCTGTTTTACAATGCCAGCAGTTCATAAAGGCAACATCGGGCCAGTTATTTTAGGCATTTTCTTGTCTATTTGATTAGGCAATATTTTATTTACACTTTTCATAACCTTTTCCATCATCATCGCCTCAAACTGAGGACTACTAACCCATTTGTAGGTTGCGTACCCTGCCCCTATAGTTGTTAAGCTTATCAAGAATGATAAGATGGACAAAATAGATGATATTTTATTTAACATGGTAAAAGAAGCTATCCTCCGTGCAATAAGTCATAGCCTTATTATATCAATGTTAATAATTTTACCCACCATAGCTCCTTTATATTTAATAACAGGGCTAATGACAAGACAATTAACAGATAAACCTAACTAGCTGGTACGAAACTTCCCTGTGTAGGTGTTTTTTGCTCGCTTATCTCAAGAACAAGGCTGTTTTCAATTTCAGTAACTGTACCTGTTCCGAGGACAGCTTTTACATCAGCAATAATATCTGCTGTTTTTAAATCTGTTCTAGTTGTTAATGAACTTGGTTTTGTTAATGCAGAAGAACCATAAGATGAAGCAGTATAATCTCCATCAACTCTAGTTACTGTCCAGTGTGCTGTATGACAAAAGCCATCGCTTACGTCATAATCAACATTAGCTAATCCCCAGGTAGTAGTTGCAGCCATGATAAAAAATAATCTTACTAATAGTTTAACCTTATTCTACGACTTCGCTTGTAGTTTCAACACCTTCTTCTTCTTTTAATAATCCAAGTAGTTCTGCATATTGAGAATTTTTTACCGTAAATTGTTCGTAAACAATAGCATTATCTTTTTCTCTTTGGTTTGCTTCGCCTCTAAGTTTATCAATTTCTGCCTTTTCAGCGTTAAATTTATCAGCAAGAGCTTGTGCTTCGTTTTTACGCTCTTCGCATCTGTCAGATAGTTTTGACATAAAATTTTTGTAATTATTTTAAAGTGTAGCTGTTGGATTGTATAACGGCAATACGGCTTACGCTGCTTCTAATTTTTCAACTTTACCTATAAGTTCTTGTACAGCAGCAACAAGTAAAGGTACAAGTTTTGAATTATCCATCTGTTGCATTTTAGTTCCATCTTTTTCACCAGTTACAGCTTCAGGTACGGCAGAAGTGACTTCATGTGCAAAAAATCCATCTTGTGTTTTTTCAGTATCAGCTTTCCAGTTAAATCGTATTGGTCTTAATTTTTTAAGCCTTGTAATGCCATCTAAAATAGCAACATCATTTTCTTTTAATCTGTAATCAGAAGTTTCATTATATGAGACACCAGAAGCAGTAGCACTTATTGAGCCAACAGTTCCTCCTGCCTGATTCTGAAATAGCATTGGTTGACCACCACCAGTATTATTATCACTAGGTCTTACATGTATTCCAAATTCAGTACTTTTTGTGTAAGATACTTGAAATTTTGCACTTGTTGTATTTGCAATATTTGAACTAGTCCCTACAAGTAATCTTCCATTCGCATCTAAACGGATTCGTTCAGTATTACCATTTGTAGTAAAAAACATTGCATCTGCACTATGGTCATATCTCATTGATCCTCTAAAACTTGCATCAGAATCATGGAAGGCATAATATCCGTCATGGACGTTATTATTTGTCTTAATTCCCATGCCACAATGATCATTTGTACCTGCTGCTGCAACAAGAAATACCTCGCTTGTATCATTGGAAGCTGTGATGCCAAGTAATAATTTACCTATAGTATCTATACGCATACG